AGTAACCCTGCGTCTGATCGGACGCTTACGTTACCGGGAGATGCTGATGGAACTATTCTTACTTCTAATTCAGCTACAGGTAAAATTCTTCAAGTAGTAAGTATTACTAAAACAGATGTTTCAACTATTGCTACATCTGGTGATACATTCTTTAATTATGATGATGCAAGTTTAAAAGTTACACTTACACCAAGTAGTGCTTCAAATAAAATTTTAATTATTGGTGATGTCTGCGTTTCTAGCAATACAAACGTAGGTGCAATGTTTGTAAGATTTCATAAAAATGGTTCAGTTTTAACAGCGTCGGTAGGTGATGCAAGTGGTAATAGAGGAAGGATGGCTAGTGCTGCACTTCAACACAGTAATGATTACCCAACTTTTCACTCTTTAAGTTTTCTTGATACTGCTGGAGATACTAACTCACGATATTATAATTTTGGTATTGCACAAAATGCTGGTAGTGGAAGAAATGTTCAATTTAATAACTCATACACTTCCTCAGATTCATTTGGATATGGTCTATACTCAAGCACAATTACAGCAATGGAGATAGCAGCATGAGTACAATAAAAGTAGACGGAATACGTTCCAATTCCGCAACAAGCGATGCCATAACTTTGGCAGACAATGGGACATGCACAGCGAATATTACTAATAACCTAAGTAATCGTAATTTAATAATTAACGGAGCTATGCAAGTGGCTCAACGTGGTACGTCATCAACAACAGCAAATACTTATTCTACTGTTGATAGAAATCAAATAAGAACTTCAGGAGTTGATGAAGCACCTACAATTGCACAAGTTGATGTTGCAAGCGGAACTACACCATATACTTTAGGATTTAGAAAAGCATTTAAAATTACTAATGGTAATCAAACAGGTGGTGCTGGTGCTGCTGATTATATTTGGTGGGATCATAGATTGGAAGCACAAGATATTGCAAATAGCGGTTGGAATTATACTTCTAGTTCAAGTTATATAACTTTATCTTTCTGGATAAAATCAAGCGTTGCACAGACGTTTAAAGGTTACTTGAGAGCAATAGATGGCACTTCACAACAATATCCATTTGAAACAGGTTCTTTAACTGCTGATACTTGGACAAAAATAACAAAATCAATTCCTGGAAATTCTAACTTAACTTTTGATAATAATAATGAAATGGGATTGCAAATAAATATTTTAGCTTTTTATGGCACAGATGTTACAGATAATTCTGTTACAGAAAATGCTTGGAGTGCTTTTGCATCTTCAGCAAGAATGAAAGATAATACTTCAACATGGTACACAACAAATGATGCAACACTTGAAATTACAGGATTACAGTTAGAAGTAGGCAGCGTGGCAACAGATTTTGAACACCGCAGCTATGGTGAGGAACTTTCACTCTGCCAGAGATATTATTTTAATACTGGAGGTTATACCTATGGAGGTAGCTCTTTTCATGTAAATGGAGCTGATACAGCAGATGCTTATGGATCTGCAAGATTTCCTACAACAATGAGGGCTAACCCAACTATCGTCTTAAAAGATGCAAACGGAAATACAGATGGAAGAGTTACTCAATGGGGTAATGCACATGATATACAAGCAACTGCTTTTTATATTTCTGAAACTGGATTTCAAAAAATAAGGAGAACAAGTGGCACTTTTAATAACACTGTTAACTGGGTTATAAGTGCTGGTTATACAGCAAATGCGGAGCTTTAGAGGTATTAATTATGTACAAACTTACAAAATCTACAGACTCAATAACAGGAGTTACAACTGAGGGTGATACAATTATTAGAACCACTGATCGTGCAGCTATTCCTATAGACTCACGAAATAGAGATTACCAAGACTACCTTGAGTGGGCAAAGACTAATACAGCGGAGGCAGCCGATTAATGGCATTAACACAAGTAAGCACCGGCGGTATAAAAGATGGTCAGGTGCATACAGCTGATCTGGCAGATGCTCAGATTACAGCTGGTAAACTACATGCTGATGCTCTAGACCACACCTATGCACTAGGAGCAAGCGGTACAGACCACTATACATTTACAGGAGAGGGCTTGACCGGGGCGGTCAATGATGCTACCTTGTATTTGACACGTGGTAAAACATACAGATTTGTAAACGGTAACTCCTCTGGAGCACATCCGTTTCGCATACAGAGTGTAGCCGGAGCAGGCGGCACAGAGTACAACACAGGCGTAACAAATAACGCCGGAGCTGGAGGCTCTACAATAATATTTGAAGTACCACATGATGCACCAGATGTTCTATATTATATATGTACATCGCATGCAACCATGAATGGTATATTTTATGTTACAGGAGCACTAGCTGACGGTTCAGTTACTACAGCAAAACTAGCTGACGATGCAGTAACAGCAGATAAATTAGCATCTGATGCAGTAGTAAATGCGTCAGTAGCATCTAATGCTGCTATAGCTGGTAGTAAACTAGCTGACGACTCAATAGCTGAAGTAAAATTAGATGTAAGTAACGCACCTAGTGCTGGTACATTCCTTCAGTACAAAGACAATAGTGACCAGTTAACTTGGGCACAAGCGTCCTCTGCAGAAGTGTATGGATTTAATACATCTGGATCTAACTTAATAGTCACTACTACAAACGGTGGTGCAGATAATATCTCAGGTACTGCTTATGCAGCATTTGAAGATGTTATTTATGCAGCTACAGGATTTACCTTTAGCTTAAACACAGATGGAAAACTAATCGCAACAATTTAAAATGGCAACAATAGATTTAGGAAAAATCAAACAAGTCTGGCGAGGTACTTACAACAACGGAACTGCATATACAGTTGATGATGTTGTCGAGTACACAGACACAGGGGTATTATCCTCGTATATATGCGTAGCAAACTCAACAGGTAATGCACCTTCAAGTAGTGGTACAGCACACGCAAGCTGGAACTATGTAGCAAAAGGTGTAGCAGATCCTGTACCTTCTCAGTCTGGTAACTCAGGTAAATTTTTAACAAGTAATGGTTCAGCAGCTTCTTGGGGTACTGTTACTCAAGCAATAAAATCAGTACACACTAAAGTAGATGGAGGTAGGCATTCAGTAAATACACAATTACAAAATAATGCTTATACAAGTGCTACTACTTGGAGTCAAATGGAGATTACTATTACTCCTCAATCCACTTCAAGTAAATTTCATATAACTGGTGCTTTAAACATTCAGCATGCTAGTGATTATGCAGGTCATCTAATGATTAGTTATCAACCTTCAGGTGGTAGTGAAACATTTATGCTTAGTAACTCAAATGGAAGTATAAGACGAACTTTTAGAGGATCACATGGTAACAATACTGGTTCAGATATAATGAGTCCAATACCTTTAGACCTCATTTTAGAACCAAATACTACCAGTGCAACTACGTTTAGAATTAGATTAAGCACCACTGCTAGTGGAACTCCGTGGTACTTAAATAGAACTTCAAACAACACAACTGACACTTCAGATGGTGGTGATGTTCTTAGCTCATGGACTATTACTGAGCTAGACGGATCTCTTGTTACCGCTACAAGAACCACTGCACAAACATACACATAGGTTTTAATTATGAAATACGATATTACTCACGCATTAGAATCACTATATACTAGTTCAAATTGGGTTTGTTGGAACTCAAACTATACTGGTTTAGAGTGGAATGATTCAAGCAAAACAAAACCTACTGAAGATGTTTTAAATACAAAAGTAGCAGAGCTTGATGCAGCAGAACCTTTAAGACTTTTGCGTGAAGAAAGAGATAAAAGAATTGCTGCAACTGATTGGCGAGCAAATGGAGACTTAACTTTATCTGATGCTTGGAAAACATATCGTCAAGCACTGAGAGATATCACAACACAAACTCCCAAGTTAGATAGTAATTACAAATTAGATCTTACATCAGTTACTTGGCCGACAGAGCCTAGCTAATGGAAATACCCACCATAGTATTACCTGATATAAAAAAGATAGAAACAGTAGAAATACCTTTACCTACAGCTGACATACCATACTATGAACCTATGGTAGTTCCTCCGAGCGATCTACGAGATCAGGAAGAGGAACCAGTCAAGACTGTAGAAGAAACACCCGAACCACCTACTTTAAAAATACCGTTTATTAAACAGCCAGTGCCTCAGCCTTCTGCGGAAGTTGTGGTTGCTGCTGTTACAACGGCGGTGACAGCTGTAGCAGCTACAACGCTAACACAGCCTCTAATTGAAAACATTAGAAAAAAAGCACAGAAGTTCCTACAAGGTAAAATAAATAAATGGAAACAAAACCGCCAGAAAAAAAAGGAATCTTCACCAAGCTCAAAGAAAATGTAGATGACCATGATGAACAGATGCAAGTATTAGGTGCAGCAGTGCGTCTAGGTGTTGTAATCTGGTCAGGGTTTATCATTACATTAAGCTATGTTGAGCTGCCAATGGTCAAGAAGTCAGCTACGGCAGGCGATATCACGTTCGTCGCTTCGATTTTTACGGGAGCCCTAGCCACATTCGGTTTGTCTACGGGAAATGGTAAGAAGTCCGATAAGAAAGAACCTACTAAACCAAAATAATGAAAACATGGATTCTTCTCTTAGCATTGTTGTCACCCGCAATCGCAAGAGCAAATACTGTCACGCCTCAGTTTACCACAGGGTCGATGCAGTCAACGACAACAACAACACAAACAATAACAGAAGAGATAGTACACGACGTTCTAGGAGCCAAAGTAGAAACTTGGTCTGGAACAAATGTTACACCAAGTGCTGCGATTGGTGCAGACGGCACAACATATTCAATCGTATCAGGTGCAACCGAGTGGGATCTATCAATAACAGAGAGAGCAGCAGGCACAATAGAAACAATAACAATAGACAGAACTATCGAAACAGATTCTACTACAAACTCTTACTCTATCTTTGCACAATAGGTACACCTGTATTTGCTGAAGATACAAACGTCAGCAATCCTGTAGCTGCTGCAACTGGTAACGTAACTAATCAGGCTGTACAATTTCAGAACAACGGTGCATCGTCACGTCAGATATATGGTCCTAACATACAATGTAATGGATCTACTATGACGTTTAGTCCATTCTATATGGGCAATCATACGAAACCATTAGATGAATTTATGCAGCCTACAAGTTACACACTAGCAGAAAACTGGGGGTTCCAAGTTAATTTTATGGTTCCGCTAGATAAAACAGGATATAAGCAGTGTAAAAAGATGGCAAAGAGATATGAAGAAAAAATGAAGCTTGAGTTTGAGATTACTCGAGCACACAAATGTGCAGACTTAATGAAGAAAGGTTTTATGTATAGACCCGGCTCAACTAATTATAAGATGTGTTCGGACATAGTACCTATCGTTAAAGTCAAACCACCTAACCCTAAAAAGAAATTTGGATTATTTTAAATGAGTACACTATCAAGAATACTAGCAGAACGTGAAGAAGCTGCTAAGAAAGCTGCAACAAAGAAAAAGAAAGCAGCTGCTAAGAAAACCACTACAACCACCGAATCATGATCGCATTAGTTAAACCAATTTTATTTGCCTTTATTAAAACTACAGCAGTTAAAGAACTGATAGTCAAATTACTAG